CCCCCAACGCTAATATTTGTTGCCTCCTGAACGCTCCTTTTATGTAAATCTGCCATTAATAACTCCTAATAGTCAATTCCAAAAACTAATTCTATATCTCCAACGCTAAATGATGGCGTCGTATTGCCCGGGTCATTTTCGCTTGTAATTTTGGCCGCGGCATATACGCTTGTAGATCCCGTTGCAGCTTGTAAAATCAAAGGTAACTGGGGATATGTTTTTGTAGCACCAGTAAAACCCGCGTAGCCTTGCATAATTGTATATACTCTACCTCCGCCGGGGTTTTGCTGTAATCCGCTCCCGTTCATATACAAACAACCCAAGTTCTTTGCATTAAAAAAGTCAGCATCGGACATATTCCAAGCCGCGTTAATTGTCCCAGCAGATTGATTAACTTGAAAAAACCAAATTAGAATATCAAATAAACTCGCAGACTTAGAATTTATAGTTACATTTAATAATTTAGACGCTCCACCCGGAGACGCAACGGCATTTGGAATCTCTGTTGTATCAAATAGAACGTCGTTGTTTGAATACTGAGTCCCGTTTATTGTGGGGACAACTCGCACAGCGGCCCTTCGAGCTATTATATTGTTGCTTTCCTGTGCGGAATGTTTATGTAAATCTATTGCCATTTTATCACCTTTATTTTAGGTCGCCATTAAAGCACTTGACTTGTGCGTGAATAGGCCGTTGAGTCTAATTATACGCGGGCTAGAAGCTCTTTCTTTGAGTCTCCCCTATCGTATTCAACGTCGTTATCAGACAACCATTCGCGAATATCATTAATTTTCCACTGCATACCGGGCTTGCTTGCCTTCTTGGGCTTTATTTCAACTGCTCCATTAAACACAAGGTCGTCGCAAGTTTTCTTCCCGCCAGAAGTAGAATCGTCTACTTCAAAGCTTTCGTTTTCGTTGGGCCATTTAAATACTCTCATATTATTCTCCTAATATATCGGGCTGCGTTTAAACAGCCCGACAATATCATTAATCCAATTAACTTGCGTTAGTGAATTTATACCCTCTAATGTTATCAGAGTCGTCAAGTTTCTTGACCCCCCAAAGCAAATGGGCTACTACTTTTGTTCCTAAATAATCAATATCAAACTGATCTTTCACGTCTATATCTCGCTGCACTGCTATGGCGCACGCGCTTTTGTGATAAATCACGCCTGACACATTTGTACCACCAGCCCCGAGACTGTTAGACATTAGAACAGGCATCCCCATCAAACGACCTACAACACCAGTAAGGGCCGGGCTATTATCTGAGTTAAATCCTGTTATGTCTGCGCGGACAAAAGACGCTCCAAAAGTACCCGCTGGATTAAGCATATCAGCGTATAGAGTTGGATTAACAACGAAATAAACATCGCCAGATGTATAGTCGATGTCATTTTCTCCTAAATTAGCAACAGCAGTTTCAAATTCTGCGGCTGTAATTTGGTCGTCTGTTGTTAGGGTTGCTCCTTGATTTACCGTAATCAATTCAGCGGCGATACTTGCATCTACTTGTTTACTTAAAGCGTAAGCCATTGACTTTGCGTAAGCAGTTACTAAGTCATAATTTGACTGAACTTGTAAAACATCAGTGAACATTTTAGCTGCGTAATAATGCTGGTCTACAGTTAATTGAGTTTCAGTCTCAGCCGGCGCGACATAAGATACCGCAGCTCCGTCTGTTAGACTTGATGCTGTCATTTTTGCGATTTCAGGAATATGAATAATCTTTCCTGAGTTTTGAACAAGTGAGGAATAATCCTCGATTGTGTTTTTAAATACCAGTTTTTCCTCAAAATATTTATAGATAAGATCTCCCCAGAGAGCTGGTATAAAAAATTGAGTGACTCCAGTATCAAATACTGTACCTGATGGTGTTGCCATTTTAATTCACCTTTATTTGTTCGAGGCTTTTTGTTTGTACGATTTCAAAATGTCACCAAAATTTTCGCGCTTAAACTTGTCGTTTTCTTTCATAAATGAGTCGATACTAAAGTCGGCGTTTGTCCGTCCCTGTACGGCGACTGCCGGATTAGAAACGTCTGGTGATTGAGATTGACTAACAAAATGCTCGAGTTGAGTTAATGTCATATTTTCATAATACACTCTATCTTTTTCATCAATGCTCTCCAATAAAGATTCTTTTTTCAAAGCCTCTTCCTTTCTATACCCAGACAAATCGGCCTCTGCGGCTTTATTTCTCTCTGATAATTCAGCAATAAGATCATCTTTTTTTCCCTCTGCAATTAACTTAGCCTGTCGGTCATCTTCCGCTTTTAGCGATAAATCACCATTTTTAGTTTCAGCCTCTTGCGCCCTTGACCTTAAGGACTGTGAGTATTTTTTTTCTTTCTGATAAAGTATCTCGTAATCTACGTCCCCATCTGGTGAAGTAGTCTGGGCGTTCTGCCCATCAACGTTTAGCGTTGTTTGTTCTTCAGTCATCTGACTTATTCCCTCTGTTTTTCATATTAGAATATAGCCTTAAAGTTTTTTTTAAAGATAGTATTTTTTTTACTTGCATCGTATGTATAATAAGTGTTATAATTGTTATGTGATTGAGACAAATAAAACAGCAAAAGAAATAACAAAGGAAAAACAAATGAGGGATTATAGAGTTACTAAGACCAATCATAAACATGGAGAGACTCACTCTTTTAATGGAAAGCTTTATAAAAGGGCTTACATCGGTGGAGCTGCTTTCGACCATGAGGTTGGCCCAGAGGCTAGAAAAGCTGCACTTAAAGAGTTTGAAGAAGGTTGGAAGTTGTTTAAAACTAATAAAAAAGCGTACTTCGAAAAGTACGGCCCAATGGGAGATTAAGAGTATGTATTCAATATGGTTCGGTAAAAAAGCAGAGGGGTTTTTTAAGTCAATCGGCTTAGAAGTCCCAGAGTATCCAAAACAAGGTGACGTGATTTGGAAAGGGGAGAAAGTTGGTTATTGTTCAAACTTTGACGGCATAAGTACAAGTGATTCAGAGCTGTTTGAGTTGTGTCAAAAAAACGCCATGAAATACAATCTTGGCTGCTGGAACAACGCTTAAATAAAACAAAAAGGGAAGATGATGAGTAAAATAACGCGAGAAGAATGGCTGAATGTGATGGCCACTGAATTAAAAAAGACAGTGTTTAAACAGTCTGGTTTTATTCTTGATTTAAAAAAAGTAAAGATATCTTGTGGGTATCCTTCGACCGGCGCAAAGGGTAAGCGCATCGGAGAGTGTCACGGGTCGTCTAACAATGGAAGTAATGAAATCTTTATCCATCCAAGACTCGAAAAAAGCAATGATGTTTCTGGTGTATTAGCCCACGAGCTTATTCACGCTTACGATGATTGTAAAAATGGTCACGGCCCAGCGTTTCGCAAAATAGCGATAGCAATTGGCTTAGAGGGCAAGATGACGGCAACAACGGTATCTGATGCACTCATGGAAACGATTAATAAAATCGTAAAGAAAATTGGAAAGTATCCTCATAAAAAACTTTCTAACGCCAACAAGAAAAAGCAGACCACTCGTATGATTAAAGTTGTTTGCAGTAATTGCAACATTTACCATGTCAGAATGTCGAGAACTATGTATGAGATGGCTAAACCAAATTGTGGGTATTGCATAGACAACACAGATGTTTCCCCTTTTGAATTAAAAATGTATCCAGAAGGAGAGCAAATAAACGAAATAATAAAACAAATAAAAAAGGCAGTATGAGTGGCTGGAGCGGGACGCGATGTTAAAGAAAAACATTTAGGATTATAATTATAACACAATTAACTTATAAATAACTAAGGAGCAAATATGTCTATAAAAGACGTTGTGCAATCTTGGGATATAGAAGAGCAACTTATTGACGATTTTCTTATACAGCTTAAGAATATAAAGTCAGGATTCTCATGTAGCTCTTGCAAGCATTTGCACACTGATGAAATTTCTTGTGCTGCTTTCCCTGACGCTATCCCAAACGATATTCAAAGCAGTATTATTGACCATCGTAAGCCATTTCCAAACGACAATGGCATAATGTTTGAACCTAAAGAATAATTAAAAATTATTTCTTTTTAGGTTTTTCGTGGTGTTCATTTCTTATCATTATATATTTAACATCAGGGTACTTTTTTTGTATCTCTTTTAAATGTTTTTTATGTAACGATTTAATGCTTTTTGCCATGATTAACCTCCAAATTCAAACACTTTAACATTCACAGGTTTAGTTCCCCCTATAATAATCTCCATTTCGCCCAGTTCTGAGGCCACCATTTTGCCCACCTCAAGGAAATCACCCTCCATCCGCTTTATATGAGCAAATGAAAAATTCGAGCCGATTATTCTGTCTACGGGAACTTCTGCTTCAAAAACAACACCAATACCCCGGCCATGCGAACTTGCAAATTTTTCAGCAACAGTTGCGCTTGTAGACCAACTTTCCGCAGAATTAACGGCCATTTGCGCAGTCTCTCCATATTCTTTAGGCATAGGAATTCCTGTTTCGTCAAAATAAGACCGAGCAACCCCTCTATAAATTTTCACATTTCCAGCATCATCAACAAATCCATATCTTTTTAACATATTTTGATTAAATTGCTTATCATACTTCATGGCTTGTAGTACATCATTTAATGTAATATTTTTCTCTCGTAAATATGTTTTCATAAATTTACCTATTTTCTTTTTATAGGCAGCCTGCAATAACGCATCGTGATTCATGTACTTATTATGGGCAAAATGAGTATATGAGTCATCCAGCTCTGAAGCGATATATCGGAAAAGAGCCTCTCCGTCTAAATCTTGCAATTTCCATAGTTCATTCAAATCGTCAGCGATTCCTTTTAATCCATTCTTTTCTAAAAATTCCGAATATTTTGCCAAGTCTTTTTTATAATCTGTCGATTCAATTAATTCCTGCCAAACTTCATACGGAGGTTTTTGCTTATATCCAAATCTTCCTGTAACTTTTTCTATATTATTCGCTTGGCTTGATAATTTAGCCGTTCCTAACAAGTCATCTATTTTGTTAATACTTTTAGCTGCAACTGTCCGTACTGCAGATTGTTCTAGCAATATCGCTGGTGCGCCAATCGGTACGTTTGTACTGTATTGCGACCATGAGTTAATAATTCTTTTTAGTTCATTAAATGTAGCAATATTTTGATTTCCGTGAGTAGATATATATAAAGGATCTACAAATCGACCTGACTTTCCAAAAAACCTTGCAATCGCTCTTTCCATAGCTTGCTCTATTGGTAAATCGGCAAAGGCTGCCGTTACTTTGTACCCAGCGCTTTTATACCCCTCGATAGCTTTAACAAATTTTTCGGTGCTTTTCATTGTTGCGTCGTATAAAATGTGCCTATTTTGTTCTATTGCTAATTTTCGTATTTGATTAACAATTTGTTTTGACTCAACATGGTACAACGCGGCCCGCCATCCCAAATCAACTCCGTCTGCTTTAGCTAATAATTCTTTTACCCTATCTGAATCTAAATGAACGAACTTTTTTTCCCAGCCGGGGAAAGCTTGATCTAACATAGTTGATTTCCCAGAACCGGGATAGCCTCCTGTCGTTAATAATTCTTGTTTGCCTTTTTTAGCAATTTTTCCACCATTTACAATTTCATTTATAATGCTATTGTGAACTTTTTTTCTTGCCCTTGTTAATTCACCATTAACAGTATGCCTTTCAAAAGACTGCTTCGATAAGCTTAATTTTTTTCTTGTTTGATTGCTACGCCTTATAATTTCAGCTCTTGTTAAAGGAGCAAACTTACCACCAACTCTTTTTTGCATTTGCATTGCTGTTGAAGAATCTAATTTCATAAATTTTTTATAAGAAAATTGATGCGCACTACTAACTTTATATTCTTTTATATAATAAGACTCTAGCTCTTTTGAAGAGCTAACCAATTCGGCCCGACTTCTTTCAGCCTCTACAACAGGAGAAATTTTACCGCTTGGGTCAAGTATGCAGTAGCAATTCCCCCCGCAAACCGACCACCCTGTACCCGGCATCCCTATGCTTTCCCACTCCGACATAGTTTGTTGCGTCCCCCCATAGGGGTCACAATCCTTACAAATTTTATGCCCCGCAACTGTCACCCAAGTAAAAAGAGTTTTATCATTTGCCTCATACGCCTCATAAGACCCAGCTCTACCAGATTGATTTATCCCCTCAACTAAAGATGATTTTATTGTATTTCTTATTTCTCCGAATACAGGGCCACCAGTAAACATATCCGAGGCTAACCCAGACGATATCGCCGCCGCAGAGATTCCGGCTGCCGATTGTGTGCCGACTGCTTTATTTACTCTCGAGCTGAAAATTTCTGTATCATATAGCATTTTTCCCATCGTATTATCTAAAAGCTCTCTGGCTTCCGGTGGTAATTGAGACAGCCCTTTTAAAACGCTTTCAAAATCACTTCCAAACAGTGCGATTAATTCTTCTGAGGTTGCCATTATTTTTTTAAAGACTTGGCTATTTTAGTTAAAGTTATACGGACGTATTTCTCATACTGTGTCCCACCCTTTTTCATGTCTTTTGTAATTCCAAACCATTCTCTTTTGGGTACGGTTTTTCCTTTAATCATGCCGCCAGAAGTAAAACCCTCGTTATGGTATACACCATGCTCATTCAACATTAAAACTTGAGAAAGCATAGTGTTTGGCTTAGAGGGTATTATTCTTGTTGCGCGCATAGACTCTGAATTTGAAAAATCGCGGCCAGACTCACCGATATCTATCCCAGTTTTCATTGTAGATAACGGAGTAAATCCATGCCCCCTTCTTCTTCTAATTGGCAAAGTAGAGTTTTGACTTAAGGCTGTAAATTTTTTATTATTTATATCCGTTTGCGTATCAATACCCCTTTGAATTGACTCGTTTTGATATCTAGCCATATCTGTTAAAGACTCAGAAATAATAGAGGGTAATAATTCTGCTGCTTTACTGTAGCTGTAATTTCTGCGTGACTTTATCATTTAAATGTTTTTTTCTTTTCTCCATGATAAGTATATGCGTGACCCTCATCAATCAATAAATCATTGACCGATTTCACTTGCCCTTCGACATTCAATATGCCTAGCACCCGTCCATATTTTCCAAGACCCATTGACTGTAGCTTGAACTTTCCCTCATTCATTTCAAGCAGTTCTTTAGTTCTAGCTTTTGCCAATAAACCTTTTTTCTTTTCTTCTTTATTTCTTGTCCGGCTTTCCCATGTATCAACGCCATGAAATCGAATACGCTTTTTAATCCAAACAGTCATACCTAAATCTATCATAGCGTCTACAGTGTCTCCATCTACAACCCTTACCAGTGTTGCGCTGTATTCATACATCAGTTTCTCCCATTCATTCGGCTTAATGCCCCCTTGATTTCCATAAGGACATCTGTAACATCATTTAATTCTGATACTAATTTTTCGTGGCGTCTCGTCGAGTCTGACGCTTCAGTGTTCCACCGATCGACTAATTTAATAGTGATTGCCTGAGTGTTGTCAATGACAGCTCCCATTTTAGCTAAATTTTGCTGAATTTCATCTAGCAACTCATCTTGTTTTTTTTGGCTGGACATCAAATTCAATATTAAATATACAAAAAGCCCAACAATTATCGCTACTGCTCCATATTCCGCGTACAACCCAAAAACTTCTTCCATCGTTCAATCCTTATTTTTTCCCCGTTTGCCTTTACCTTTCCAAGAAAAAGGGTTTAATGAGACTCCCCCTACTTGCACCATTTCTTTTTCATACCACTTTATGCTTTCCTCAAGCTCTAAAATTCTTATGTTCTCAGCTTCTTCGTGGTGAGAAATTAGCTTTTCTATCTCTGCTTTATGCTCAACTAATTCAGTTTCCATTGTGTCAATCTTATCCATCGCTGAAAAAAAAGTCCAAAGAATTGTTGCTAAAACAGACACTGCTTGCAAAACCCATTTTACATTCACAGTTAATTGCCATGAATCAGAACCGACAACTTGAGTTTTAAAACTTCTTGCTCCATTTTCTAAGTCTTTAGACATTATCTCCACTACATGACAATAAAAGGATTATTGACATTATAAGGAAAAAAATAAAAACCATAAAAAAAAGCTCCTTCATAACTTGTTTCATTATTTGTTTTTTTTACCAAAATCAAAACCCTCTTTATATGCTTTAATAAACTTAGGGACAGTCCTTGCAAACTCTAACTCAATAAAGTCTAAAGCGTACTGGCGAGGGTCTTTAATCACTTCGTCAATATTTACTTGTGGTATTTCTACTTCTATATCATTGAGTTTGCGGAGCTTGGTCAAGTAATCTATTAAAAACTGATCGTTCTGGCCCTGTGTTTTCTTTTCCTTCGCCATTTACTTCCTTATTTTTATTTACAATTTTTTCTGCCTCTGCCTCTGTTAGATGCTTATTATACTTCAACATCAGATCTTTTTGAGTGATCAAGTTGTTTTCCATCATAAACGTATCAACTGCGATTTGGTCTTGCGCACTCATAGGATAATCCGGTTCGTTGAAACGTAGGCCCATTTCTTCCGGTAGACTTATACCGTTTGCGCTCGCCATGACTTTTTCTATTTTGTAAATATCTCGCTCGTACATTTCCCACAGCTCTACGTCGTCCTGATAATCTTCGAATCTTTCAAGGTCTTTAATTTTTAAAGCAATCCCGCTTGAGGGCCTATCGCTTTTGCCGTCTTCTGCAAATGTTATCCATAAATGATTATTCTGGGCCGTTAAGTCTAAAATAGACTTGACTAAATCAATCGCATCTCTAACGTTTGCCTGTGGCGATTTAATATCCATTTTAGCCGGTTCTGGTATTACCATAATCTCAGACGAACCAGCTCTCATAATTTTTTCCTCTTCGTACATTCCTTCAATAACATACTGGCCGAACATTTGAAACCTCATTCCGAGAGCAGCCTCTGTCATTAAAATATTGATTTGTTCATTTGCTGCAACAATGTCATAAGCCCCTGTTACAAAAAACTCATTTAAATTATGTTCCCGATGAGTGAACACAAAAGGAATTACGCCATAATTATGAGCTTGTTGATGCGTAATATTCCCATCTTCATCATATATCATATAGTCCGTGCTGTCCCAATAACAATACGACAGCTTTTTGACATCACTGATATCATTTACGTTTTGAATCATTGGATAAGTAATCGCGTAAGGATTAAAAGGGTCTTCATCGAAAAAAGCATCAAAGTGATATACTGGGTTATATGAAAAATGAGGATTGGGGAACTGTTTAAACACTATCTGCGTTGCAATAGTTCCTATCAATCTGGTCATTTTTTCCATGTGTTTCATTTTGTGAGATTTGATTTCTGTCATCTGTGAATATTTATCGCTCACGTTTCTCGTTGCGCCTAAAGTATAAATTCGACTCATTCTATCAACCATTCTGCGCGTAACGTTAAATTCTGAGACAGGAATTTCTCTAAAAGCATCAGCAGAAAATCTGTCCTCTATATATTGAGCCGTATTGTCTCCAGCGTAATAATCGAGCAGTTTGTAAATAGAATTTCTACGGCTTTGAGAATATGACTGCTTTTGTTCTTTTAGTGATTCTTCGATTAAATGCTTTGCGTTTTCAATCATCTTTTATGCGCCTTATATTTTGATTTACGAATTGGAAAGCGGCCTACAACACCATATCTCAAGGCATCTACGCCGTGGTCGTGGTAGCCGTCTTTCATTGGCTCGTTGTTTAACTTGCTTCCCTCTTTATGCTCTGGGTATCTGTACGACTCCATATCTTCTACAAGCCCCGTACACTTATGATCTATATGAAACCTAATTGTATCGTCGGCGTTTAAAACGAACTGCCTTACATGGCTAATCCCAGATTGAATAGACCGGCTATATCTATCTGTCCTACTTATTACCGGGAGGCCAGTTATCTGCCTAAATATATCAGCCTCGCCCATACCTACAGAGGACTGCATTTGATACCCCGCCGGGTCGCCAAAAACTCGAGCAATTCTATATCCCTTAGCTTGTATCGCCTCACAAAAAGCCGATATTTTTAAGTTTTTTTCATGGAGTATCTCATCTATCACAAATATATGATCTTTCCCTTTTTGCCCTATTTTCCCTGTCTGAAAAAATACAGCAGCCGGCATACGATATCCAAAATCTGTTCCTAAGTATACCGGGAGCATGGGATTATATGGGTAATTACCGACATGACTTTGACGAGAGAAATCCCCATAAACTCGACCAGCCAAAGCCGTAAACTCTCCTTTAAATTCTTGATCAAAAACTTCTTTAGTCATAGACTCTTTGGCCTCAACTAAATCTGGGTCAAGCTCTCCTAATGGAAAACTATGATGATTCTCCCAGCTCGGGGAATTGAAAGAGTCCCACATATCGCTATTTTTTGCATATAAAAAATACTCATAAAAAGCATCATAGCCCTCCGGGGTAGAAATCATTAGACATTTGCCCTTAGTGTCTGACAGCGTGGGTCTTAAATACATCTCAAATATTTTTTTTAAATTTAACTTGCTGGCCTCATCAATAATTACCAGATGATTACCAGCTCCAATAAGACTTTCTGGATGTTCTGCGGATTTTCCCTCGATTCGAGAACCCCACTCGAACTCTATATATTGATCGTTTAATGATTTTCTCAACGTCGGCAGATTGTGCTTAATAATCAAATCGTCCCATACAATTCTGAAAATTCTTTCCGATGTGGAATATGTAGGCGCAACAATCCATATATTTTTATTTGGCTGAGACACAAGAGCCTCCGCCTCTCGAGCCGCGGCCATAGATTTTCCCCAACGCCTCCCACAGCAAGCCACTACGAATCTGATATTTTCCATTGCCCGGTGGACTTTAAGCTGTCCGGGGTGCGGGTCATAATCAAGGAACTCGAACCATTTTGCCTTATATGCGTTTATATTATCCATTTATCTAACCTAATTTACCTTAAAAATAATTTTAAACGATATTCATTTTTTTACTTGCATCGTATATGTAATATATGTTATAATTGTTGTAGATATGATAGTGATTAATCAACAACAGGAGAAAAAGTAATGAAACAATCAGAAAAGATGTTTAGAGTGCAGAGGAAATCAGACTTAAGATATAATTATTTCTCTACAAAAGAAGAAATGCGGTTATTCACGAAACAACAGAGAAACATATGGGGCGAAAGATTTTCACGAGTACAAAAACTTGATTTAAGATATAATCACTGGCGCAACTATTATTACAACAGAGATACAGGGGGCAAGTAACATGAAATTAAATAAAAAAGATTTATTATTAATTAAAAAAGCCTTGAGGATTTGTATAGTAAAATTTCACCATAGAGGTCAAAAAGTTAATGATATTGATTCAAGAATTTTGGCAAATAAACTTGAAAAGGTAAAAGAAAAACTAAAGTATTTAGAGATAGGGGGTAAGTAAGATGAAAACATACGATGTTAGAAAGGTAGAGAATGGTTATCAAGTAATTACGTTATGGTCTGGTTATTATATAAAGACAGGATTTAAGTCATACGAGAATTATGTAAAAGATGGTTTTTTTGAAAATCGTGAAGATGCTGAAAATTATGCTAATGAATTATCATATTTTGGGGAGNAGTAAGTAATGAAAGAGTTTACGATAAAAGAAAAAGAAGTTTACGTNGGTCAGGAAAAAGGAAAATTTTTCTGCGGGAAAGATTACGACGTAGAAAAAAAGATATTTATGAAAGAGGCCAAAACAAACGTTGTCGATTGGTATTTAAAGGGCCTAAAAAAAGATAAGGTGGTACTTACCTTAGTAAACTACAAAAGAGAGGATTGATAATGACATACAAAGAAAGGTCAATAGTTATGCAGTCAGTATATAGCCATATTTCGCGAGAGATAGGCCGAGGCGGCCCGTTTAAACAAGTTGCTTTGTGTAGTGACTACATAATATTAAACGGCCATATAATCCATTTTGGCGAGATATTAAGATTTTATGAAAGACTGCAAAGTATTTCTTGTGCCTAATTGTTATACTTGTTATATTTATATAGATGATAAATCAAATAAACGACAAACAGGAGATAAAAATGACAATCAAGGAAATTCAAAAGTTTCATAATGCGCCAAGAGAGCTTGCAAAAAAAGAGTTAAGACAACAGGCCCGTTATAAAAAATTAATCTTTCTTAAATTTGTTGAAGAGTTAAATAAATTTAAAAACGATAAATAAGAGGAGTTAAAAATGTTAAGTGAAAAAACTAAAATTAAAATTCTTCTTGTAAAGTATGGCAATACTTACGAGGACGCAAACGGCATAATGAAATATTATGAAATTGCAAAAAAATGTTATAAAAATGCAAAGCCTACAAAATTAGCTCAAGTAATGAATGTCTTGTGGGCAAACGATTAACAGGAGGTATAAAGTGACTATTATCAACATCACTAAACAAGCTTTTCTTGACTATCAAGAAGTTCAGGGGGCTTTTAATCCCTACACAGAGGCCGAACTTGCGGCCGAAGAGGCTGGGATGTCGTTAAAGTATTATTATGCAATCATGGAGCATTATTTGACTTGCAAGAAATTTTTTATCGATTCAAAAGTGACGGCGACTTCAATTGAAATTGACATTGATAAAAAATAACTGCTGTAAACTTTGTTGTGTCGTTCGTGTATCTTCTCAACGGTGCTGGTTCATAGCCAGCATAAAAGCTAGATAACTTTGCACAACAACGTTTACTTGGGTCTTTTTTTATTTTTTAAACCTCTTGCGTCGTATTGTTATAATTGTTATACTTATACAGGTTATGAATCAAATAAACAACAAACACGGGGCGAAAATGAAAAAAGTTACTTTTAATACATTAAAGGCGTTGGCTAACAAGGGCCTACTTTTACACAGGGTTAGGGGAGCGCACGGAGCTTATGGGATGGAGTTTTACAACGATGAAAAAAAGTTAGCTGTTGAAAAAACTACGGTTAAGGATTTAGAGAAATTCAAAGCGACTAAGAATTTTATCCAAACTGAAAACATCGCAAATCTTTATGATGAGTTCGACGGGCCTTTTGGAGAAATTAAGGCAGATGCTCAGTTAAGCAATTGCATTTATTATGTGGTTTTTTATTTCATGGGAAAACAGTAGGTCTTTTTTTTATTTTATAAACTTCTTGTATGCTATTGTTATAATTGTTATAATTCAATGAGACATGAGACAAATAAACGACAAACACGGAGAAAACATGAAATTAATCACAAAAGCTATTGAAAAAAAACTTCCAGCGTTTTATGCGACTGAAGAAGTTGCTCTTCAAGAAAAGAACTTAGTTGTTAAGTTTTTTACTCCAGACGCACAGTGGACATGGTACGGCGTTGAGTATGACAAAAAAAGCGAAACGTTCTTTGGATACGCTATTGGGAATACTTATTGTGGAGATTTTGCCGGTGGTGGCGAATGGGGATATTTTTCGATAGACGAATTGAAGAAAGCAAAAGGTCAATTCGGGCTTGGTGTTGAAAGAGATATGTCCTTCAGGGAAACAAAGTTCAAAAACTTAAAAGAGGCTTAAGATGATAAATTTAAAAAATAATCAGACTTTCAAAGAGAAAAATTGGAATGATACTGCATTAAATATTATTACCAGAAAAAACAACAAGGTCTATATTGAAACTATTTATAGATATGCACCCGTAAAAAAAATAACTATGAGTTATGCAGATTATAAAAAATGGAGAAAAGATATTGAGTATTTCAGCTTAATATACAGCGTTTAAACACGCCGCAAGAAAGAGGCCCAGAAATGGGCCTTTTTTATTTACACAGTGGGCAAACTTGTCTGATCTTTTTATATGTGGGGAAATTAGAATAGTAATAATAGACTTTTACATTATCGCGCCGATTTGCCGCCGTTCTGGACGTTTCCCAATCTACCTCCCACCCTTTCTGGCATTTAATACATATCTTTACAATTTTATCAGCCCTCTTAGCATCAACGGCTGGCCCATCATATTTTACGATCATTTGAAAACGCCCATTGCCTGTTCTCGAGATTCAAGCTCTTTGATCCATTCAGTCCTCACGTTCTTTCTTTGCCGTCCCGGTGGTAACATATCCATTCCTACCCTTTCAGCCCTCACGCGCAAATTATACGCCTTATTTCTTACATTAGCTTTCTTCTCGCTTGTATAAGTTCCATCTTGTATAGACCTTAATCTATCGTTCTCTTTTTTTGTTCGCGTTTTGGGTTTGTCGTTTACCGGGTCACGGTCTGGCAAAACAGAACTGATCGCGATGCTTTTCCCTATTTCTACAGCATCTTCTTCATTTACAATTTCAGCTTCTTCTATATCTCCTATTTTTAAAAACTTCTCAAATGGGCTTTCTATTCGCACTGTAATTCTATCTTCTAATTTCCCATAGTGTTTCAAAACCAACGTTGCAGCTTGAACATTTCCTTTCGTCGCCTCTCTGATCATTGAATCAACAACACCAATTAAACGACCTCCGCTTATTTCCATAAATCGACTATATACAGCCTCATTAAATGATGAACTCCTCCTATATAATCTAATCGTATCTGCTGCGCACTGGAGGGCCTCAGACGCATCTGCTGTACTCAATCCGGGCTTAGATGCCAGTAATTCTATAGCCAGCCTCTGTCTATCTGTAAAAGGTTTCATATAGGCCGGTAATTTTACATTATGATCCATAAAGCTCCTCTGTGACGTTGCATAAATTATATTTTTTAAAAATGGATATCAATTGACGTTTTAATATCATATTAGCGGGTCTGATGGTAGCACGCGGGTATAATAGCAATCACCCCCATGCCCCCGGGTGTTATACATAATAAAGGTTATGCGCAATAAGTAATCACTATGCCTATTGCTATATCTCTGTATATGTATTAAGATAGCCCTGTTATATAACATATACTCTAAGCTAACAGCTGTAGATGGATTTGTTTTATATGGAGATAGAGGATTAACAAGGTATCCAATGGCTTTAAATAAGGCTCTCTGACAGAGTGTTTGACCCATCCAATCCATACTTATCCTTTCTTCTTCATAGCTTATCATGCGTTCATTCATTGATTTATTGCATCCACTTGTTTGCTTTTATTGTGAGTTATCCACATAGTTTCACTGCCCTAATACTATGTATTCTTTTTGGTTATAATATTTTAATATACTATTATGTTTAAAGGTTTCTTTACACCTCTCTTAAAATAGATCTTAACACTCATTAAACTATTCTTTATACCCTGTTAATGGATTGTGGATAACTTTTACCCTCTTCCTATACACCCTTTTTACTCCCTTGCAAAACGTGCAAACCTTCTTCATCAATCCATACGTTGGTAAGTGGTCATATCTATGTACCATCCCTGTTGTGCATATCTCCCAGACCCTATCACATTCAGGGCAATACTTGAGCTTTCGGCTCTCCTTAGTGTATCTATTGCGACTCCTCTTATCTACCTCATTAGCTACTGTATGGCTGCGCCTTAGATACTTATCTATAGCCCACTGTATACTCTTATCTGATTCATTGATCTTTCTGTACAAAACCACCTCCTAATGCTGACTCATTTAGATCCGGGGCGATCTGCTTACACCAATGAGCGATCAATATAGCATCAGCCGTCTTTAATGTGATCTTTATTGATGGGTATAAACTCTGCGCTAAGTGCTTCAAATGGTTCTTTCTCTTTGTCCTGTCCTTCGGTAAAGCACCGTAGAACTTCATCCATGTTTGAGGTGGGACTTCTTTATAAGGTATATTGTGACTGGCCAATATAGCTAACCACTGGCCATAGTTCATACCAAACTTGAACATCGAGACTACACCATTTCCCGGCATAGCGTGTACCTTCTCAATAATGCAGAATAAC